TAATGCGCTAAAACTTAGACCCGACTTATTGGCGGCCTCTGCGATGGCTTCATGTTGCGCCCCGCTAAAATTAATTAATACTCTCTTATCAACCATTTTGTTCTCCTAGGTTTAATTATCTAAGCACTGCAACCTGAGCCACAGTGCTTATTAATTATACCTTAGCCCAATAGCCGTAAACCATTTTATGTGAGCAGTCCCATATGTCGTGAACAGCTCCATCAATAACAGCCACAAAATGCCTAGCTTGTCTAGCTATGACAACGCCGTCAGGCATATCCTCGGCTCTGGCTTTCACACCTTTAAACTTTGGCGCTGAGTGCCAGACCCACCCATGACGTTTTAAAACTGCGCCATATACATCTTTCATAACGCCATGACGAACAGATTTAGCTCTGCCATTATCCTTATTGGCCTGAGCTATTTCTTTATAGCAAGCATCGTAATCCAGCTCTAAAGCAATTGCCATTGCGCGTACTGCACAATCACCAGTTGTACCCTTGCGGCCTGATGCGACACGTCCGCCGTCATTATAATTAAAGTCAGTCATAACAAATCTCCTCGTTTGTGTTTATGTTACACCTTATAATAGCAGACTGACAGATGGCGTCAACAACATAATGATATATAAAAGATATATTTTCCGCTTGACCCAATCTCATAATCTGTTAGATTACTTAAATAACATAAACATTAACGGAGAATACAAAATGACACGCAATCAAATAATTAAAAAAATTGGCAACCCACACTTAAATTTATATGCTGGAAAGGGTTACTTTTATTTTGTCTATGACAATACAGATCCAAACCAGTGGGACGATCACAGCGTTTATGTGTACCGCCTAAACGATATGTCACTTAACCAATGGGTTGTTGAGGGTAATAGTTTTTTGAAAAAGGTGGCGGCATGAACGCTTCAATGATCATCGATGGTTTGGCTATGGCACTTTTTGCTTTAGCCGCCGTTCATCTTCCAGAAATTATAGTTTATCTGGATCACTTAATTAACATTAACTTAGGAGAATAAAATGCAAATAGGTGATAAAAGAGAAGACCACTGGATGACTAACGCATTAGTTGTCTGGAATAATAAGGGACTTTGGAAAGTAGGCGAAGTCGATGATCTAGGTGTCGATAACTATTGGCCTTGGAATTGGGAGAGGTTTTATAAACATAAGTCTGATGCACTTAAGCAAGCTGAAGATTTCTGCAAGTACACAAAAAAGCCTATTCATATCTTTAGCAAGAAAGACACGTTTATGAAAACAGTTACTGCAAAGGAGTTGGGGAGATGACTATGGAAACATTTAAATTTGAAATCACAATTAAGGTTGGACAAGATATGTATGGCGACAGTGAAGGCCAACCCACATTTCACGAAACTAAAGAGTGGTTAGAAAATATGATCTCTTGGCAACATCCACATGATGCCAGAAGGTATTTTAATGACGTCAAAATTGTATCTAAAAGGGGGGTGAAGTGATGTCAGAGGACATCAAGCGCAAGTGGTGGATTTTTCACCACGAAAACCCCACCATTTATGAGCTATTCAAGCGCTTTACTTTTGAGGTAATTGAGAGAGGCCATGACCAGTATAGCAGTAAAGCAATCTTTGAGCGCATTAGGTGGCATACCGATATTGAAACAAATGGCGAAGAGTTTAAAATGAGTAATAACTATACGCCATATTATGCACGTTTCTTTATGCATGAGCATCCCCAATATCAGGGATTTTTTAGAACACAAATATTAACTGAAGAAAGAGAATAAAATGCAAACATTAATTATTAAATCAATACACGAGCATGGCTTTGGTTTTGCTTTTACCAAAGATGAGCATGACCAAGTGTTTCTGCCTAAAAAACTTTTAGCAGATTTTGAGCATCTGGATTGGTTAGAACCAGCAGATGAGGTGTATGCAAAAATTATACCAAATTATAAAGATAAATTAGATGGTGGTTGTAAGTACGTTTGTACTTACATTACTATTGATAGGTTTGATCCAGTTTATGTTGCCAGTGTCAGGGAAGCATTAGGTGAAGTTATAGAGACAATTTGCCCAACAAAAACACCATTTGTACCATCGTTTGAGCCAACAGTTGATAAGGGCAATTTATTAAGTGAATTAAATAATCGATTAAACGAATTAGTAATTGAAAATAAAGTTTACACAGATCGCATTGAAACTATATCTGCAATTAATAATTTAGATGAATTAAGCCTTAAAATATTTTTATTTCATAATCTTGAAAGCTCAGATCCATATTTATATAAATTATTATTTAGCACGATTGAGCAAGGTTTTTTCCCAAATCGCGTTTGGGGATGCTTAAATTATATGGTTGGTAATAGTTTATTTTCATATAGCAAACCAGAAAGAAATAAAAGCATTCGTAACCCTATATATTTTTATGATGTAATATTAAGATCTGATAAATTTTTCTTAAATTTTCCAAACTTTGGTAAAAAATCATTAAGCGATCTTAAATCATATTTGAGTGAATTTGGTTTACAGCTAAATACAGATTTAAAAGATATTAAATATGAAACATTAAAATCTTTTAATTTGCATAACAAAAAGAACGATTATTTATTTGTTAAAACGAGGGAAATAGTATGACATTTTATACAACGCTCGTTCTCACATATGTCATTGGCGGCGTGGAGCTACAGGACACCACGCTCTATCGCAGTGCGCGTGAGTGTGGCGACGCATTGCCAGCAGTCTACAAGCCATATGAAAAAATGGACAGCATGGCTCAGTGCATCGAGACAAGCTACATCAGCTCGTCATTTATTGTACCAAAACTCAGACCGAAGGGATTATCCAATGGCAAGTAAATATTATCCATGCCCAGAATGTAATGGAGCAGGCGAAACGCTATTCGAGAAAGATTATAATATCTTCCATGAAACTTACCTGTATGAAAAAGCTGATTGCACTAACTGCGCTGGCACTGGTTTAATACTACCAGAAATGCCAAAATCTAGAACCCGTGTCCCAGATTTGGATGCCAACGGAAAATTTAAAGGCCATGATGATGAATAAGGAGAATACAAATGACATCGAAAGAATGCTACCAAGCGATAACACGATTAATAAAATTAAATTTGATGGTGCAGGAAGATCTAATGAGCAAAGAGAAGAGAACCAAGAGCTTCTATCTGTTTATGATGAAAGAACAGCAAGCCCTGCTGGAGAATGTAGAACACCAACTTTCGCTTATGCGACGAAAGAACAAGTCGCCCAAGCAATGATGGATGAGCCTACGCATAAGTTTGAGATCATGTATTCCCATTTGCTTTACAATTTTGAGAAAAGCCAAATTAAACGTGGCCTGAGAAATAAGATTAACAAAACTTTTGAGAGGCCACGCCAAATCACTGTTAATAAATCATCACATAAAAGTTTTATTAGTGATAATGATCTCAGAAAAATTAAGCCAATATCAAAAAAGAAAACTGAAACTATACTAAAGTATATAGACAAGGGCAAACGCGCAACAACGACAATGGTTGCGATTGGCACTGGTCTTGGTGTTTCAGATCTGGCTTGGTCATTAAACGTCTTATATAGGCAAAATTTAGTTGACCGCGCTTACGAGCGAACCACACCAATTATTGGTAACGCAGGGGCAAGGTCATTGCGTTACGTTTACTTTAAGAAAAAATAATGTATCGTGTGGGAAAGCCATGCCCGACTTTACCCACACGTTTTATTATGTAAATTTGCATAAATCTTCAAGCAGTTTATTTAATCTATGAAGCTGTTTATTACTTGCTTTAATAATTCGTCTTCATTTACAAACTGTTCTGGGTACAATCGAGTTGATGTTTTTTTGATAATTGGATCATCTCCCCTAGCCCAATAGATCTTTCGTATATCATACGCCACCAATGCATATATATCGGATTTTTTATTGTTTCCCACTGGGCTTGTTCCCCAGCGGTACTGGGTCTTATTTCCAGTTTTCTTGCTGGCAGTCTTAACTTGTAAAGTCAGCAGTTCGCCGCTTGGCGTTTTTAAATACGCATCGTCAACTTCATGCTGTACCAAAATGCAAGAAATGCCAGCAAAGGCTAATCTTGATAGAGCCAGAAATTCCCCAGCTCTACCAATATTGTTACTATGCGTTGAGCCACTCATAAATCTTTTTTGTTTCGCCTGTTCTGTCCGTAAGGCCATGAGTGCCACCATTTACTCGACGAGTGATTTTTAAAATAGTCTCATCGTTTACGCCATCGTCTGCAATGTCGAATAACTTGTTTTTATTAAAGAACCACATTGCCGTATCAAATGCGTAATCCTCAGCCACCAGATCTGGATCTGTCATAATCTCAGGTAAGCCCATGTCAGAGCTGAATGCCCTGTAATTATTTTTCCCTGTGATCATGAGATAACCTTTTCCAGAAAATAATGCGCCTTCATTGGTATTAGCATCGTTACCCATGCGACCACCATAAACTTTGTTAGCTAATGCTGTTGGGTTTCGAGAATATCCCTCGCAGGACGCCAGATCAGGAAATCGACTAGGCCAGACGCGCATCATACTATCCGCGCTGTAGTTCAGATTTTCTCTGGTATGCCGCCAGTGACCGCTTTCGTGACTTGCCTGACCCATTAGGTGGGCGGCTCGTTCATTTGATAGCTCGAAGTGCTGGGCAATGGCCTTAGCCGTGTTCTTCCCAAAATGTCCGTCTGCCCCAACTCCAATTCTATCTTGAAGTTTTTTCATTGCTTCTGTCATGATTATCCTTTTTTAGTTTTACGTTTAGTTGGCTTTTTCTTCGCGGTTTTTGCCGCTTGCTTAAACGCCTTGTTTGTTGGAGCGCCTTTAGCGCCTTTTTTACGCATTGTTTCACCACTACCAGCTTTTATGCGTTTTCTTTTTTTGTGGATGTTTTCATATAATGACATTATTTTTTACCCCCGAAATATTTACTTACACCACGCATCCCAATTGATGCACTTACAATTCCACCAAGACTATATTGATACCAATCAGGCATATTAGATAGTGCGGCAAAACCATCTTGCACAATTTCATTACCCCAATCACCACAAAACGCTAAAATTAATGGTATCGAGAAGAGCAGAGTTATCCACTCATCTTTCAAGCTATTATCTGTAGCTTTCATGGCGGCTAGATCCCAATCAAGCTCACC